TCAGGATGCCTTGGGAGTGCTTCCTGATTGAAGGTTCCACTCCATCGGAAACCGCTCCAGCAGTGCCGCCAGAGTCATTTCCGGCGACTGCCGCCCGTCCAGAATTGCCTCAACGATATCCGGTGCTAGTAGGCTGAGGCGCAGGACGCGGGTCAAGTAAGTCAGGGCGAGGTTTTCATACTTGGCTAGCTCGGTGATGGTGGTGAACTCGCCGCTTTCCAGCATCCGCTTCCAGCGAAAAGCACGGGCCAGCGCCTTGACCAGCGTGTTGTCCATCTTGCTTTGGTTGGATGCCCCGTCTGGCATCTGCATCTCCTTGCGGCCGCCGCGCTTCACGAGACGGAACGGGATGTGGACCGTCACCGTTTCCGGTCCTGGCGTCGCGCGGGTCATGCCGCCGTCCCGAGATCTGCCATCATTTCGCGTGCCAGCCCACTCAGGCCATCCATGCGGAGGCGAACATTAAGGCCATCGGTACCGATGTCGACCCGCTCAACCAAAAGTGTTGCAATGCGTGCCTGCTCGGCAGGGAAGAGTTCGTCCCAGAGCGGATCAAGGCGTATCAGCGCGTCACGGGCGTCGGCCTCGGTGATCTCGTCATCCTGCGTGCGTGCCGCTTTCCATGTGCCCGCCACAATCTCAGGCTGGCGGAACACGGCGCGGAGCTGGTCGATGACGGCGGTTTCAATTTCGCCTGCCGGAACTCGGCCGACCGGACACGACCCCGCGCCGTGCTTCAATACCGACTGGCTGACATAGTACCGATAAAGCTTGTCGCCTTTACGCGTGTGCGTCGGCGAGAACGCGGCACCATCTGGGCCGTAGAGCAACCCTTTGAGTAGCGCGGGTGTATCGGCGCGCGTGCGGGCGGCGCGCTTGCGGGGGCTTTCGGTCAGGATGGAGTGGACCTTGTCCCAGATAGCGCGGTCGATGATGGCGTCATGCTCGCCGGGATAACTGTTGCCCTTGTGGACGGCTTCGCCAATGTAGGCGCGATTATTGAGCAGGCGGTACAGGTATTTCTTGTCGATCCGATTGCCACGGCTGGTCAGAATACCGTGCGCCGCCAGTTCCCGTGCCAACAAGGTGCCCGATCCGATTTCGATGAAACGCGCGAAGATCCAGCGGACATTGGCAGCATCGGCTTCCTTGATGATCAGCTTGCGGTCCTTCACTTCATAGCCCAGTGGCGGCACGCCGCCCATCCACATGCCCTTCATCCGGCTGGCGCGGACCTTGTCCCGAATACGTTCCGCCGTCACCTCGCGCTCAAATTGGGCGAACGACAGCAGGATGTTCAGCGTCAACCGTCCCATGGACGTTGTGGTATTGAAGGACTGGGTGACCGACACGAAGGTGACGCCATTCCGGTCAAACACCTCGACCAGCTTGGAAAAGTCCATCAGCGACCGCGACAGGCGGTCGATCTTGTACACGACAACCACGTCCACCAGCCCATCCTCGACATCAGCTAGCAGGCGTTTCAGGCCGGGGCGTTCCAGCGTGCCGCCAGAGATGCCGCCATCGTCGTATTGATCCCGCACCAATACCCAGCCCTCGGATCGCTGGCTGGCAATGTACGCCTCGCAGGCCTCTCGCTGGGCGTGGAGGCTGTTGAATTCTTGCTCAAGACCCTCCTCGGATGATTTCCGGGTGTAGACAGCGCAACGCAGCTTCCTGACGATTGGTTTGGTCATGCGCCTCTCCGGTGGTTTTTCAGGCCAAAGAACACCCAGCCGTTCCAGCGCGTGCCGGTGATCGCGCGGGCAATGGCCGACAGCGATTTGTAAGGGCGGCCCTGCCAGTCGAAGCCGTCAGAAGTGACGGTGACGAGATGCTCAATGCCCTGCCATTCTCGGATCAGCCGTGTTCCGACGATAGGTGTCAGGTCGGCGCGGATGCGGCTCTTCTTGCGATCGCCCCCGTCCAGCTGTTCGCCGAGGGTTTCCAGTCGCCGGATCGTGTCCGGCTTCAGGCCGCCATAAGCCAGTTCCTGGATGCGGTAGGCCAACCGGCTCTCGAGATAACGACGATTGAACGGCGGCGGCTCACTGTCGAACAGGTCGCGCCATTGTTGCTTCAGGTCTGGCGTCGACGTGGTCTTGAGCGCGGCCAGGCGCGCGGGAATGGGATCTTGTTTGGTCATGCATTTCTCCGTTGAGTTGGAGTTGCATGACGCCATTCGTCGGCCGGATAGTGTAGGTAACTTTCTCTAATATTGTCAGATACTTCCGCTCGGTCCCGCATCCGCAAGCGAACCAGTCCGAGAGCCAGCATCCCGCATAGGTCGGAGCGGCGTTCCGCTGGGGTCATCTGGTCGGGCGGGAATGGGTTGGGTCGTTTCATGTATTGGGTAACCTTGATTGGTCGTGTCGTTACCAATCAAAAGCCATCCCGAAGCCCCTTTTGGGACATGCCGCACCCTGTGCTGGCCATTACGTGTGAACACATAGTGAACATACCCTATTGCGAAAGAAAGTCTCGTCAACGATGATCAAAGGCTAGAGCAGGCAGAGAGCAAGCAATCGTTGAGGTAATTTCATGGCACGCAAAGCAAGTCCGATCGGTCCCAATATCCTGGCGTTGATCGAAGAGGCGCGCATTGACCTTACCCGAGCAGCACAGTCCGTTCGGAAATGCGTCAATCCCGTTCCCAATTGCGCAACAGGCCATCGCAATTTCTAATTCAGAATATGACGCCACGTTTGCAGACTGCAGAGTAAATAAGCGTTTTCGGAGACTTATATGGTACGTGCCCCAGCCAAAACCTGCCCGAATCTCTCTCGATTGCTCAATGACGCAGAGCCGTCATTGCTATCTGCATTTTTACGTAGCAGGTCATTCGAGAGGCTGGACTGGCTGGAGAACTACCAGTTCGAGCCTGATAGCCTGGAAGGTCCTGCTACCGCCAGCAAAATGCTGCATCAGGAAAACAAGGACCGCTTGGGGCCACTAGAGTCGGAGGCCGCGCGCATTGCCACCCTCATCGCGGACCGAGGTCAATTCGTGCTCGAAGGCTTGGCCAAGGCGAAGCTCGAACCGGAGCGCTCCCGGGAACTCATGAACCAGCGGGATCAGCTTGCGCGCAGCCTTTGGGCCTTCACTCGCGAACAGAGCCTGTTCGAAGCGGCCGAAAACAGCCTGCACCTGCGCATGTACCGTCGCTACGACAAGCACTATCAGACGTTTATGGCCGATCCGTCCACGGACGGTGGTCCTGACGCTGGCAGCGAAATACTCGATGCGCTGCTTTCCCAGCTGAATACCGAGCTGGATCGAGGAGACGGATATAGCATTGACCGGTTCGACATTCCGGAGGATGGGGACGAACCGGCTGCCGAGATGTATCTGCTATTTCACCCCAACCCTCCGACCAGCGTTCGAGAGATTGATGATTCCGGCAATCGGTCCCGCATCTATTTCCGACCGCCGGGTGAAGCGATGATCGTCTACACGCCTTCGACAGGTCGGGTTCATGTTCGGGCAGGCAACAGAACCTTACGCCACACCATCGCCGAGCGGTTCATTGAGACGGCTTTGGATCAGACGTATTCGAACCAGCCGGTCGATTTTCAGGCGTACGATATCTCGCAATTCCTGAACGGGTTTCATCTGGAAACGCCTGAACTGGAAGACGCAGTAATCCTACGTGCTCAGGTGATCCGTGCTGAAATCAGCGTTGTTAATTTGGCAAATCGCCTTTCTCTATCGACGACGATAAATCAAAACTTATCTACAATTATTGGTGGTCAGCCCGGTCTTGACCGCATTTTCTCCCGCGCCGTCGCGATCCGCTTTGTGGAAATTGCAGTCAGGTATCGCCGCGCCGGCGTATCACATGAGAAAACACTCAATTTCACTTTGACCGACCGAAACACAAGCAGCCTGCTCAGCTTGGACGATCATTTCGAGCGCGTACTCGGTCACCGGTTGCTTCGGCGTTGGAACATCATGCGGGAGGGGCGCGCCCCGAGCGCTGATGAAGGCATGGCCATTGTGCCTGCACTGCTCGCCATCTGGGACATCGGCGCCGACAGGATCGCAGGCGCATGGCTGCTGGATCGCGGAATCGATCCGGCTCTTCTGACAGAATTGGGTTTCCTTGTGCCCGCGGGCTGGGAAGGCGACGACCTGATCGATGACGAAGACGGAATTGGCCCGGTTGCGGCAGAAGTCGTTGCACAACCGGACGAGGTCGCTCTCAAAGTCGCAGAGGGCCATGTTACCCCCAGTGGTGGCAGTCCAGATCGTTATAGAATTTATCGTGTGCGCGATGGCTGGGTCGAGGAGCATCTTCGCGCCCGATTGGCAGATACGCTGGATGCGCCTGCCATCGAGGAATTGAATAAACATCTGCAGTATCTTGGCACGCTCGAGATCGACAACCGGGATGTTCCGATCTACCTGGCTCGCAGTCTGGACCAGGAAAAAGTCAGGGCGTCGGTCGACGGAGAGCTAAGGGCACGCAGCAGCCTTGGGATTGGGCTGGTGCTGCAGGCTGGAAACGCGGCGGGGGCGTGCCTTGCTGCGAATGTTCTGACGCCTCTTGCCGATCACATGGAAGCCGACGAACCGGAAATCACCTTGGTTGCGGACAAGCTCAAGGCCATCTTTCGACGCGACCAATCTCTCGCGCGAGGCGGGCTGACCGTGCAGCTTGAACGCACTGGCGAAAATTCCGGAACGCTTTTTGTGCCGGGAAAGGGATCCATCGACATATCGGGTGAACAGAGGCTGCTCGTCGTTCAGCGGCTTGTGGACGCCCACAATAATGGCCCCGCACCAATCGTAACAGCAGATCTTATTTCAGGCATTGAGGACCAATCATTGTCCAACATTTTTGGGTCTGTGCTTTGGAAAAAGCTCAAGGCAGACTTTGTCCGATCTCCGAAACGTAAGTGGTGGGAAATCGCGATCTGAGATCAACTCCGATCCGGCTCCGTTCCGAGGTCTGACGAACTCCGATTCTTGCGTCCAATAGGAGTGCTCCACAGCAAAGAGGAGCACTTCCAATGCCGACTCCCGACACTTCTCGCCAGCCAGCCCAGACGAACTGGACCGGTGGCGCCAAGACGAAACCCACCCCTTTCAGCCCCGAATGGCGCTGTACGCGTTGTGACAAGCTGCTCGGTGTCTGCCGGGACGGCCGCATGCATCTGCGTTTTGCGCGAGGGCACGAGTATTTCGTGGGCTTTCCGGTTCAGGCCACGTGTCGCGGCTGCGGCACGCTGAACCAGGCGCAATCACCCGCGCGCTGAGGCGCGCATCTCACCAATTTCCTGAAATCGCAGAGACGCACGACGTCCTGACCTGGCCACGACAAGGCGCTGGACGCCTGGCCGCAAGGCAGGCGTCCAATGTCCATCGCGTGGCACGAGATCCGTGATCACCTCATGTTGTCTTCTTCAACTCTCGAATTTCAAAGTAACTTCGAAGCGCTTCGTCGCAACAGCGAACCGCTCGCACATTTCGCTGATCCGGCCTCATTGCTGGACACGCTGCACGTCAGTGGCCGCGGCCCAGCTGAGAAAAACCGGCTGCTGGTTGCACTGGTCAGGGTCGCGCAGTCAGGCGACGCAACATCCGATTGTGCCCTGACGTTGATGCTGCTGGCGCTCTGGCCGGGGCTGGATGCCGTTCGGCGCAGATCGATCTGGCGCAAGGTCGGCACCGGCGATGAGGTTGCATCAGAAATCCTTGCACGAGCTTCCGAGGCCATTCGTGGTCTGGATCCGCAGCGGGTCAATTGGATCGCGGCAACCATCCTGCGGAACATCGAGCGGGACCTGATCAGAACGCGCCAACGCGAGGACAGGCGCCAGAGCCTCCGCAGTGAGGCCGATCCCGACGAAATCCCGGCCGACGGTGAAGTGCTGTCGGCTGACGCCATTCCCGAACTGCTCCACCGCGATCTGGTCCGCATCATCGGCACGGAAGCGGATCTGGTGATCCGTGTGGCCATCGACGGTTTCTCCCAGGCCGAGGTCGCGTCCGAGATGGGGCTGTCCGAGGCGGCGACGCGCAAACGCTATCAGCGGGCGACTCGGCGTCTGCGCGACGTCCTGCAAGAATTTCGCTGACCGGATGTCCCGATCCCTGCGGCGCGGTGGCTTTTCCCATTCAGACGCCACCGCGCGCCCCACTCAAACCGAAAGTCGACCAGCATGATCCGCAAAGCCGACCTCTTGTCCGCAGACCTCAAGCGCATCCCCGGCCTCTACCGCCGCTGGGAGTTGCCGGAAATCCTGCAGAACCAGCGTGCCTACCGCATCGAAAATGCCGGTGCCCATCAGGACGGGACGCCACTCGTGGCGGTCTACGCCGATGCGGGCCAGCCGGACGACCTGCACAACGCCTCAATCAAGGACGCCGAAGCGGCCTCGGTTCCCGGTGGGACGATGTCGCGGCGGCCTGAGTAAAGGGGAAAGGAGGAGACATGTTCATGGAAACCACACCCTTTATCACGGTTCGCGCCAGCCGACCGCTGTCCGAGCTCGCGTTCTGCGCCTGGGTGGCGCAAGCCGTTCCCGGCGACCGGCTGGAATACCATCGCGGCTTTCTGGTGCTCGACGTCTTCCCGATGTTCTCAAAACTGTCGGATGCGGCGCGGGCCGAATTGAGCAGGCTTGGATCGCGGGCCTTCTGGGCCGCTGAACTTGGTCTCGTGCATCTCGTGCAGGAGCGCGTGGGCCCGGATCAGTTCGCCTACATCGCCGTCGCCCGGCCCAAGCCGAAGGCCGCTGCCGTCTCGCTGTCCGAGCTGCTGCTCGCCGAACAGGGGCAGCCCGGCCACGCCACCGGTTCGAGTGGCAGGGCTGCCGCGTGATGCCTGCATTCCAATCCTTTTTCACCGATCACGGAGACCATTTCATGCCATTCCCCGAGAACACCCCAACGCCGGACGATCTACCGTCCCTCAGCGCAGCCGAAATCGCGGCGCTGCCGGTCGAGTTGCTGGCGATCCTGCAGCGCGAGATCGACGAGCGTCTGAAGCGCGACAGGGCCGCCAAGACTCGCTTCGATGCTGGACTGGCCGTTCGCTACTCCACTCGCGCCACCGAGGAACGCCAAGCCGCAGACAAAGACACCGGCACCGCCCGGTTCGACGACGGCGATTTCACCGTGGTCGCTGATCTGCCGAAACGGGTGGATTGGGATCAGGATCGGCTGGCCGATATGGTCGCGCGGATCCGCGATGCCGGGGACGATCCCTCCGAATATGTCGATCTCGCTTACAAGGTGCCAGAGCGCAAATACGCGGCTTGGCCCGAGGCGATCCGCGCCGGTTTCGAGCCCGCACGCACGGTGCGGCCCGGCACGCTGAAGGTCGAGATCCTAGCGCAGGGGGCCGACCAGTGAGCCTCCCCATCATCAGCGCCGATCAACGACTGTCCGAGCCGCGCGGCATCAAGGGCTGCATCTTCGGCAAGAGCGGAATTGGGAAAACCTCCCTTCTGTGGACGCTCGACCCCGACCGCACGTTGTTCATGGATCTCGAAGCGGGCGATCTGGCCATCGAGGGCTGGGCAGGTGACAGCATCCGGCCGCGCACATGGACGGAATGCCGGGATTTCGCGGTGTTCATCGGCGGACCCAACCCGGCGCTTCGCGACGAGCAACCCTATAGTCCGGCGCATTATGCCGCCGTGTGCGAGCGCTTCGGCGATCCCGCAATACTCGATCGCTACGACACCGTTTTCGTCGACTCTATCACTGTCGCCGGGCGGCTGTGCTTCGGCTGGTGCAAGGGCCAGCCCGAGGCGCTGTCGGAGAAGACCGGCAAGCCGGATGTCCGTGGCGCTTACGGTTTGCACGGCCGCGAGATGATCGGCTGGCTCACTCACCTGCAGCACACGCGGGCCAAGAACGTCTGGTTTGTCGGAATTCTCGACGAGAAGCTCGACGACTTCAATCGCAAGATGTTCCAGCCGCAAATCGACGGCTCCAAGACCGGACTCGAGCTGCCGGGGATCGTCGATGAGGTGATCACCATGGCTGAGCTGACGTCCAACGGCGGTGATCTGTACCGGGCCTTTGTCTGCCAGACGATCAATCCGTGGGGTTTTCCGGCCAAGGATCGCTCGGGCCGTCTGGACCGGGTCGAAGAGCCTCATCTCGGCCGCTTGATGGCGAAGATCCGGACAGCTGCGACGCCTCCATCAGAACGGCTGACCTACGCCCCGCCGCCCGCCGATCCGGCGGCCGACAACCAATCCCAACCGCAATCCTGAACATAGAAGGAGGTTCCCCATGGGTTCCTGGAACGATTTCAACGACGCGCAAAGCAACACCAACCTCATCCCCAAGGGCACGCTGGCCAAGGTACGCCTGACGATCCGCCCCGGCGGCTTCGACGATGCCTCGCAGGGCTGGACCGGCGGCTATGCGACGCGCGGCTCCACTGGCGCGGTGTACCTGAACGGCGAGTTCACCGTGACTGAGGGCCAATATGCCCGGCGCAAGATCTTCACGCTGATTGGCCTCTACAGCCCCAAGGGGCCCGACTGGACCAACATGGGCCGCAGCCTGGTGCGCGGCATGCTGAACTCGGCGCGCGGGATTTCCGACAAGGACATGTCGCCCGAGGCGCAAGCCGCGCGGCGCATCAGCGGTTTCGCCAATCTCGACGGCATCGAGTTCGTCGCCCGCATCGACATCGGCACCGATGCCGGCGGCGACGACAAGAACGAGATCCGCAGCGCGGTCACGCCGGATCACCGTGACTATGCGCAGATCATGGGCACGGCGCCTCTTCAGTTCAGCGGAAGTGCCCCGCAGCAGGATAGCGCCGCCACGCCTTCGTCCAATCCGCCAGCAGCCAACCCCGGTGCTCCCGGGCGGCCGAGCTGGGCTCAGTAAGGGGGTTCGGTCATGCGCCTGCGTCCCCGCCAGAAAACCTTTGTCGAGCGCAGTGTGGCTGCGCTTGGCCAAAGCGGCAACACGCTCGGCGTGGCACCCACCGGCGCGGGCAAGACGATCATGCTCTCGGCGGTCACCGGCGAGATGATTGGTGATGGCGCCAAGGCCTGTGTGTTGGCGCATCGCGACGAGCTCACGGCGCAGAACCGCGCCAAGTTCCAGCGTGTGGTGCCGGAGGCATCCACCTCGGTGATCGACGCCACCGAGAAATCCTGGGGCGGCGATGTCACCTTCGCCATGGTGCCCACATTGGCGCGGGCGCCGAACCTCGCCGACATGCCACGCCTCGATCTGCTCGTGATCGACGAGGCGCATCACGCGGTGGCGGACAGCTACCGCCGCATCATCGACCGGGTGCGCGATGCCAATCCCGACGCGAGGGTGTTCGGGGTGACGGCAACGCCGACCCGCGGCGACCGCAAGGGACTGCGCGAGGTCTTCGACAATGTCGCCGACCAAGTGCGTCTGGGTGAGTTGATTGCCTCGGGCCACCTGGTGCCGCCGCGCACCTTTGTCATCGATGTTGGCGTGCAGGAGGAATTGAAATCGGTCCGAAAGACCAGTGCGGATTTCGACATGACCGAGGTGGCCGACATCATGGATCGCGCGCCAGTCACCGACGAGGTGATCCGCCACTGGCGTGAGAAGGCGGGCGACCGGCAGACCGTCGTGTTCTGCTCCACCGTCGCCCACGCGGAACATGTGACCGAGGCGTTTCGCGCGGCGGGGATCACGGCTGCGCTGATCCACGGCGATCTGCCGGCCGAGACCCGCAAGGCCATACTCGCCGACTACGCGGCAGGCGTCATCCGCGTCATCATGAACGTCGCTGTGCTGACGGAGGGCTGGGATCACCCTCCCACCTCTTGCGTCGTGCTCCTTCGGCCCAGTTCCTACAAATCTACCATGATCCAAATGGTCGGGCGCGGGCTGCGCACGGTTGATCCGGAGGAGCATCCCGGCATCGTCAAGACCGACTGCGTGGTGCTAGATTTCGGGACATCGAGCCTGATCCACGGCACGCTGGAACAGGATGTCGATCTGGACGGCAAGATCGGCACTGGTGAAGCCCCCACTAAATTCTGCCCGACCTGCGAAGCAGAAATTCCGCTCGCCACCACCGAATGCCCGCTCTGTGGTGAGGTGTTGCTGCAGGATGCAGGCGAAACGGGCGCGGAGGCAGTGCCACTCTCGGGCTTTGTCATGACCGAGATCGACATGCTGAAACGCTCCAGCTTCGCTTGGGTGGACCTCTTCGGCTCAGACGATGCATTGATGGCCACGGGCTTTACGGCGTGGGGCGGCATCTTCTGGATGGACGGCGTCTGGTACGCCATCGGCGGGGCCAAGGGCGAGCGGCCACGCTTGCTGGGCGTCGGCGAACGCACCGTCTGCCTCGCGCAGGCCGACGACTGGCTGAACTCCCACGAGAGCGATGAAAGCGGCTTCAAGACCAAGGCGTGGTTGCGCCAGCCACCGACCGACAAGCAGCTGAAATACCTGCCGCCTGAGTGCCGGCACGACTTCGGCCTGACGCGCTACCGCGCCTCGGCGCTGATGACCTTCGGCTTCAACAAACGGGCCATCCAAGCCGCCGTAAACGCGGTGGCCGGATCCGAACGGAGAGCGGCATGACCCATGACATCTTCACATCACATCACGGCCGAGGAGCGGCAGCGTCTCTGGCATCCGCGTGGCACGCTCTGTGCTGTCTGCCGGCAACCCACGCGTGGTTTTGGCTGGCGCGATCCACACCGGTCGAAGCGGCCCCGGCCATCGGCCTGGTTCTGCTCGATGCCCTGCCAGGGCTTCTGGACGCGTTTGGCGCGGGAGCGTTTTGCCATGGTTGATCTGACCGAAGAGGAACGCGCCGCCGTCACCGCCACCATGAAACGCGTCGCACTGCTGATGGACGAGATCGGCTGGCAGACAGCCTTCGCCGATCTGACCGAGGCACAGGTGCGCGCCCTGATCGAAGAGGCCGTCGAGGGCTTCCGTGAGGCCATGTCCGATATCGCCCGGGTCCAGACACCGGAGGTGCCATTCTGATGCTGGACTTCAATCACCGGCCCTCCACAGCCGAGCGGATCAACGCACTGGTCGACGCAGCCCTCATTGCCGAGCGCCAGGCCACGCCGCCCAGGACCTATCTTGGCGCGTCCCGCCTGGGCCACGCCTGCGAACGCGCGCTGCAGTTCGAGTTCGCCGGTGCGCCGAAGGATGGCGGTGCCGACTTCAGCGGACAAACGCTGCGGATCTTCGCCATCGGGCATCAGCTCGAGGATCTCGCGATACGCTGGCTGCGCGCAGCCGGGATCGATCTGGTCACCCAGAAACGCGATGGCGGCCAGTTCGGCTTCTCCGTCGCGGGCGGTCGCATCCGTGGGCATGTCGATGGGATCATCGCTGATGCCCCGGCAGCATTTGGTCTGCGCACCCTGGCGCTTTGGGAATGCAAGACCATGAACGCGAAGAACTGGCGCGCCTGCGTGAAGGACGGCGTGACGGTCTCCAAGCCCGTCTATGCCGCCCAGATCGCGATCTACCAAGCCTACATGGAGGCCTCGGTGCCCGGAATATCGTCCGCACCGGCGCTGTTCACCGCGATCAACAAGGACACGGCCGAGCTGCACCACGAGCTCGTCCCCTTCGATGCTGATCTGGCGCAGCGCATGTCCGATCGCGCCGTGCGGATCCTGCAGGCCACAGATGCTGGCGAGTTGCTACCGCGGATAGCTTCCAATCGCGACTTCTTCGAATGCCGGTTCTGTGCCCATGCCGAGCGGTGCTGGGGGCTGGCCACATGACCGACGAGCCCACCGACCCAACCAACCCCGAGCAGGACCCGACCATGCGCGACGACACGACGCCCGATGAGATCAAGGAGAACATCGTCCATTTCAACCCGTGGCGCGATTTCAACGACGCGGCCCCGCAGATCGACGTCTTCGGCGACGAGCCCGATCCCGAGCAGATCGCCCAGTTCATGCAGGTCGTCTTCGGCTACTGCGAAGGCCTGATTCCGGTCCGTAGTTTCATTGACAAAGGCCAGGGCATCGATGGCCGCCCGCATAACATCTGGCTGGAAGCGGATCAGGCCGCGCCCGAAAAGATGGCGACCTTCGCCACATGGGCCTCGCGGGAGGGGGCAGCGGTCTACGTAATTCCCGGCACCGTTGCCGCGTCCGGCCAGGCCAAGGCCGCCGAGATCTTGCAGATGCAAACCGTGGTCGTCGACCTCGACACCGGCGATATTGCCGCAAAGCGTGCCCATCTGGAGCGCCACCTCGGCGCACCGACCATGGTGGTTGAAAGCGGTGGTGTGACGCCCGAGGGGCAGCGGAAAGCGCACGTGTGGTGGACACTGACCGAGCCTGCCGAGGGTGACGACATCCGCCATGTGACCCGACTGCGCGGCGACATCGCGGCCAAGGTCGGTGGCGACATGCATTTCCGCTCGGCCCACCAGCCGATCCGGGTGGCAGGCAGCGTTTATTACAAGAACAGCCTGAAAACGCAGGTGCGGATCGTCGAGCTAAACGCCGACCGCGAACGCGACCTGGCCGAGTTCATGGAGGCCGTGACCGACATGCCGCCCGCGCCGGGCGTGTCCCTGCAACCCGAGTTCAGCCATCCCGACAAACCGGCGATGGACGATGTGCTGGTCACCCCGGTGCGCGAGGGGGCGCAGGACGATTGGTCCCGCTTCGAGGGCGCATCTGCTGCGATCGGGTATTTCATCCGTATGGTCCACGAGGGCCGGATGACAAAGGACGAGGGCTGGGAAGGCATCTGTGGCTACAACGCCGCCATGCTGCGGCCGCAGTGGCCGGTGGAACGGCTCAAGCGCGAGTCCGAGCGGCTCTGGAACCTGCATGTCGAGAAATACGGACTGCCCCTGATCCGTCTGACCAATGGTGCACCGGGGCCGGAGGACATGCCTGCCTTCACGCTCGGCGCGCTGCTGGACGACCAGAGCCCCATGCCGCAGGACATCATTGCGCCGCGCGTGCTGACGCCGGGCGGGCTGCTGGTGCTGGGTGGCGCGCCCAAGGTTGGCAAAAGCGACCTGCTGATCTCCTGGCTCGTGCACATGGCCGCAGGCGTGCCGTTCCTCGGCTTCACCCCGCCGCGGCCTCTACGGGTCTTCTATCTGCAGGCCGAGATCCAGTATCACTATCTGCGGGAACGCTTGAAGCAGATTGCCCTGCCGCCAGAGGTGTTGGCCGCCGCGCGCGATACCTTCGTCGCCACGCCCAAGCTGAAGATGCTGCTCGACAACGAAGGCAGCGTGCGGGTCGCGCGCGCCGTGCAAAACGCGTTCCCGGATGCACCGCCGGACATTCTCTGCGTCGACCCGATCCGGAACCTCTTTGACGGCGGGCCCGATGGCGGCGGCGAAAACGACAACACCGCCATGATGTTTTTCCTGAAGGAACGGGTCGAGGTGCTGCGCGATCATATCGACCCCGACTGCGGGGTGATCCTGATCCACCACACCAAGAAGCTCAGCAAGCAGCAGGTGAAGGACGATCCGTTTCTCGCGCTCTCCGGCGCCAGCGCGCTGCGCGGGTTCTATACCTCCGGCTTGATCCTGCACCGGCCCGACGAGGATTGCTCGCAACGAAAGCTGGAGATCGAGCTGCGCAATGGCCCCGCGTTGCCGCCAAAGGTGATCGACAAGGTCGGCGGCCAATGGGTCGAGATCAACCCGATGAACGAACGGTTGGTGCGCCAGGAGGTTGGCGCGAAGCATGACGCCGAGCGTGTGCGCAAAGGCGAGGTTATCGTCAACATTCTCGATCGCGAAGCGCGTGCGGGGCGGATGTACACGATGACGCTGTTCGCCGAATCTTTTGAGAACAAAAGCGGCCTCAGTGGGCAGACAACCATTCGGGACCGGCTGAATGTGATGACGACCAAGGGGGTGATCAAGTTCGTCAAAGGCGACGCGGCGAGCGATCTCGGCCTGGCATCTGACCGCAGCAAGTACGGCTATCTCTGTGTGGAATACATGGAACTGGCGACCGATGGTGAAAAGGTCGATCCGGACACCGGCGAGGTTGGCCAAGCTTATGTTCCTGTGCGCCCCAGCCACTACAAATGCCCGCAGACTGGAGCCCTGTTGCCGGTCGAAAACCCCGCCATCTGGGTCTATCCGGAAGGGGGTGACGCATGATTTTTCCGCTCCGGATCCATTCCGAAATCTGGCGTCCAAATTCCGAAATCTGGCCAGATTTTGCGAAATCTGAAATCCTGGCGAAATCTGGAATCTGGCTTTTTCCATTTAGTTTCAGAGACTTGGAAGGTCCTTTCCAGATTTCGGAAGGGTGTTTCCGAAATTTGCTCCGCAATCTGGATTTGGTCAATAAAATCAGTGTCCTACGCCAGATTTCAGATTTCAGAAAAGTCCCCCCTAAAGGGGTAGGTGTCCTCCCCGCTACAGGCGGGGAGAGCCACCACCTACCCCTGGGCAATTTCTCGGGTCGCAGTCTGACCCGTTCCACCCCTCGAGCAGCCAATCACAAAAGGAGAAAGCCCATGGCGGACCAGACCATGACCAACCCCAATCAGAACGCCGTCCGAAATGTGCCGCCCGCGCTTAACGGCCAGCGCACATTGCTGGCGCTCGATCTTGGCACAACCACGGGCTGGGCCTTGCATGGCGCCGAAGGGCTGATCACCAGCGGCACAGCATCGTTCCGCAACGGCCGGTTCGATGGCGGTGGGATGCGATACCTGCGCTTTACGAACTGGCTGGGCGAGTTGGAGCGGTTGTCCGGTCCTATCGCCGCCATCTGGTTCGAGGAGGTCCGTCGCCACGCGGGCACGGATGCAGCGCACGTCTACGGGGGGCTGATGGCGACGCTGACCGCATGGGCCGAGATGCGCGGGGTGCCTTATCAGGGCGTGCCTGTCGGGACGATCAAGCGTCACGCCACTGGTAAGGGCAACGCCAACAAGGACGCCATGATCGCCGCCGTCCGGGCGCGTGGCTTCAGCCCGGCCGATGACAATGAAGCTGACGCCATCGCGATCCTGCTCTGGGCCATGGAAACCCACGGAGGTGCGCAATGACCGGCATGCGCTTCACGCCCAAGGGATATGGCGGGCATCGCCGCCAGCCCGACGAGGTCAAACGGGATGGTTGGAAGGAACAGGGACTGCTCGCCGTTGCAATCGACGATGACCGGCTGACCTGGCCCGAACGGGAATTGGTGCGCCAGCTTGGCGAGCGCCTGTATGGCAAGCGGGAACGGGAGGCGCGCCATGGGTGAGTGGACCACAGCGCGCGTGAAGGACCGTTTGGAGAGTGCGGCCGATGTCTTCCGCACCTTGCCCGGCGTCATGCCCCAGGGCTTCTTCAACGCCTGGCCCGAGTATTTCCACAGCTTCGCGGACAAGGTCGGACAGGAACCGCAGATGCGTCGCCCCCGGCCGGGTCCGCGCCAGATCTCTGAGGCCGAGGAGGCATTGCTCTGGCTGCGCTGGCTGGAGCGGGATGATGCCCGGATCGTCTGGCTGCGTGCCGAACGCACGCCGTGGAAACCGATCTGCTGGGAGATGGGGATCAGCCGCCCGGCGGCCAACCGCCATTGGCAATACGGCCTCGCGCTGATCACCTGGCGGCTCAATGGGCGCGTACCGCCTTTGAAGCGGTCACGGCGTTTCGTGGTCGAGAACGCGAACAACCTGTCAAGGAAAATCGTCCTGTGACAGAATTTTCAGTGAGACATCGCAAAGGGTTACAGTTTCCGGCTGAGAGGCTACAAATTGGATATACTCGGGAGAGGCGCGTGCGGGACGACCTGCGGCGCTGGCTTCCGGGGTCCAACCAAGGGTCCAGATGGGATCCAAAGGGCTAACCCACTGAATTCGCGGGTCCTTCTGGGCCCCAAACGTATACGGGGGGGCGAGGCGCGCAATATCGCTAGCGACAGGGCCCGTTTTTTGGGAAGCCACCCCAGCGGGTATCCACCTGTGATCTGACAAAAACCACAATTAAACAAACCCTTGGAGCTGGATGCCTTGGCCGCCGCTGGACCCTTCGTGGAGTCCAAGCTTATTGCTGGTGTCCGGAGTCCAAGTTTGACTGCCCAGTTCGACGACACCTCCTCCCAGCAGTGCCGTCGAACCCGCTCAGTATCGAGCGTAATGACGTCGACTGGAGCATATCGCACAGCCGCATCCCCCTCCCATCGCGATGACCCGAGGATAAAGCGCGATCGTGCCAACTACCACGGCTGGCTGCCAAACCAAAATGCTCAATAGATAGGCCCGAAGAAATGACCCTGAGCTTTGCCCCTGACGCAATCGAGACTTGGCCGCTTGCAAAGCTGCAGCCTTATGCGAAGAACGCAAAGATGCATGGCGCGGATCAGGTCGCAAAGATCGCGGCCAGCATGGCCGAGTTTGGCTGGACCGTTCCGTGCCTGGTCGCGGACGACGGAGAATTGATCGCAGGCCACGGCCGTGTGCTTGCCGCCACGCAGCTGGGGCTGCGTGAGGCCCCCGTGATCGTGCTGGGACATCTGAGCGAAGCACAGCGTCGGGCCTACCGGATTGCGGACAACAAACTGACGGAACTAGGGTCCTGGGATGAAGCGTTGCTATCGGCTGAGTTGAATGACCTGCTGGCCGAGGACTACGACCTGTCGCTCATCGGATTCGATGATGCCGAGCTTGAGGTGTTGCTGGCCGGTGAGGTCGACCCTGAAACAGCATCCCGCGAGGGCGAGGACGATGTTCCCGAGCCGCCCGAGGCCCCGATCAGCCGTGCGGGTGATCTATGGGTGCTTGGAAAGCATCGACTGCTCTGCGGGGATGCCACCGTGGCTACAGATGTCGAGCGTTTGCTCGGTGATGTGAAACCGCAGCTGATGGTGACCGATCCGCCTTACGGCGTCGACTACGATCCCGGCTGGCGCAACAAGGCAGGCGCCGCCGCAACAAAACGAACCGGCAAGGTCCTGAATGATGACCGGGCTGATTGGCGTGAGGCCTGGGCGCTCTTCCCAGGCGATGTGGCCTATGTCTGGCACGGCGCATTGCATGCGACGACAGTTGCCGAGAGCCTTGAGACCTCTGGTTTCAATATCCGGTCCCAGATCATCTGGGCCAAGGATCGCCTCGTGCTGAGCCGCGGTGATTATCATTGGCAGCACGAACCGTGCCTTTATGCGGTGAAGAAAACCGGCAAAGGCCACTGGGCGGGCGACCGCAAACAAACGACGCTATGGCAGATCGCGAACAAGGATCAGGATGCTGAAACCGTGCACGGGACGCAGAAACCCGTCGAATGTATGCGCCGTCCGATCCTGAACAATTCCAGTCCGGGCCAAGCTGTCTACGAGCCTTTTATGGGCTCGGGCACGACGCTAATCGCGGCGGAAACCACGGGGCGGGTCTGCTACGGGGTCGAGCTTAATCCGGCGTATGTCGATGTGGCTGTTCAGCGGTGGCAGCAGTTCACTGGCAAGCACGCTGTTCTTGAAGGCGCCGGGACCAGTTTCGATGATCTGCGTTCAGAGCGGGGTAGCCAATGAGGCAATCCCGTCTGATGTCATTTTGTGAAGCGATTGCGAATGTCACGGTTGGCTACGGCGTCGCTGTGCTGACGCAGATCCTGATCTTCCCGATGTTTGGGCTGCACACGACGCTGGCCCAGAACTTGCAAATGGGGGCGGTCTTTACCGTCGTCAGCATCGTGCGGTCCTATGTCCTGCGGCGGGTGTTCGAGGCCATTCGGGTCCGAACGACAAAGCCGCCGCTCAAGATGAGCGACGGCTCTGTTCGCGCAAGACTCGCATACCGCCGTGACTTCGACAGTGCAGAGGCGCGGGATCAGTCTTCGATACGATAGACGCGTCCACGCTCCTCCACCTTTTCCGAGTTGATAGCGCGGCCAAGCTTTTTTTTGAGCGCGCCAGACATGGCGCCGCGCACCGTATGTGATTGCCACTCGGTGGCATTGGCGATCTCTTCGATGGTCGCGCCTTCGGGCCGACGTAGGAGGTCAATCATGATCTGCTGCTTGGTCTGGCGCGGGGCTGCAACGGTTGTTTTGGATATGGATTTCTGAGCCATAAGTGTCTCCAGTATTTGAGGATCGCGACATGCGTCCTTCTCCCGAGACAGGCCCCGCGAGCGCGGGGCATATCTTGAGGTCTGTGCAGTTCAGACCAGACCGATGTCTTTCAGACAGGCGGCTGCATCAAGCAGTTGATTGGTGGGCACCTCGATGGTGATCGTCATTCTGTCGGCATAGGCGCGAACATAAACGCCACCGTCGTCCATCATGGCGCATTCGATCTCGTCAAGGACTGTGGTGAGGCGGCTGCGATCGAATTGATCGGGCAGTTTACGAATTGCGATACGAATTGTGCAGGTTTCCATGGCGCTTACTCCGCGTGCTCGCCTTCACTGAAGGCACTGTCGGTGATGCGCTTCAGCAAGCTGGCGTAATGCTCAAGGGTGCCAACATGGCCCCAGTTGATTTCGTCTGGGTGGCAGTTGAAGTGCTCGTCGCTGAGGCTCTGAAGCCGGGCGAGCATGTCGTCGATCTCGGCTTTCTTGCCCATGAAGGCCTTGATCGCAGCTTCGCGGTTCCGCGCGGCCTTTTCGGCGCGCAGTTGGTGGCGAGGCGTGGTGATCGGGTTCAATCGGGTCATCGTGGCGGCTCCTTGGTTTTGCGCGACCGCTGCGCTGCTTGATCGCGGTGGTGAGTTGCATCGTCTTCGTGAGACCACGTTCGCTCTACTTCGGAGGCTTATCAACGACATAAGCACATGATTTTGAATGATAATCGGAGCGCGCAATGGAGGGTTTGAGCGAACGCCAATACGCCACCCGCGTCGGTCTTTCACGCGGTGCAATCCAGAAGGCCAAGGCGACAGGACGGCTGGTGTTGCATGACGATGGCAGCATCGATGCGGTTGCAAGCGATGCCTTGCGTGCTGAGGCAACCGACCCATCCAAAACCCGCAAGAAGCCGCAGCCAAGACGCAAGCCTGTGCCGGAGGCTGCGGTGTCGGCAGTCGGTGACACTCTGAAGGAACAGGGGCTTGAGGCTCCGGCAAATAGTGGTGGCACCACCTTTTTGCAGGCCAAGACGGCGAATGAGGTGCTGAAAGCGCAGGAACGTCGTCTGCGGCTGCAAAAGCTGAAAGGCGAGTTGATCGACCGGGCCCGCGCGCTGTCGCTGGTGTTTCGTTTGGCGAGGCAGGAGCGCGATGTCTGGGTCAACTGGCCCGCGCGGGCGGCCGCGTTGATGGCGGCCGATTTGGGCGTTGAGCCCGCCGCATTGCAGAAAGTTTTGGAAAAACATGTCCGTGCTCAGCTCGACGATCTTGCCGAGGTCAAACCTGATCTCCGATGATGCGGACGATATGCCGGATTTCGATGGCGCGGCAGAAATCCTGCGTGCCTGGGGCGCGGGTCTCACGCCGGATGCGGACCTGACCGTGTCGCAATGGGCGGACCGACATCGGATGCTTTCGGGCCGCGCGTCGGCGGAACCTGGTCGGTATCGCACAGCGCGCACGCCCTATATGGCCGAGATCATGGACAGGCTTTCGCCTGGCGACCGGGCACAGCGGATCGTGTTCATGAAGGCGGCGCAGGTTGGCGCGACGGAAGCGGGCAACAACTGGATCGGCTTTGCGATCCATCAGGCGCCGGGGCCGATGCTCGCGGTCCAGCCGACCGTGGAACTGGCTAAGCGGAACTCAAGGCAACGGATAGATCCGCTGATTGATGAGAGCCCGGAGCTCCGCGAGAGGGTCAAGCCGGCGCGATCTCGTGACGCGGGCAATACGATGCTGTCCAAGGAATTCGCGGGCGGTATCCTGATCATGACCGGGGCAAACTCGGCCGTAGGGCTGCGCTCGACCCCGGCGCGCTACATTTTTCTCGACGAGGTCGATGCCTATCCGGCGTCCGCCGACGATGAGGGTGATCCGGTTACGCTGGCGGAAGCGCGTTCGCTGACCTTCGCCCACCGGCGCAAGGTGTTCTTGGTCTCAACCCCGACGATACGGGGGATGAGCCGGATTGAACGGGACTATGAGGCCAGTGATCAGCGCCGGTTTTTTGTCCCATGCCCGCATTGTGGCGCGATGCAGTGGCTCAAATTTGAACGGCTGCGCTGGCAGAAGGGGCAGCCGGAAACAGTGGAATATCACTGCGAGGGCTGCGAGGCGTCTATCGCGGAGCATCACAAGACGGCGATGCTGGAGGCTGGCGAATGGCGGGCAACCGCCACGGCGGCGGATCCAAATACCGTCGGCTATCACCTCTCGGCGCTCTATTCGCCCATCGGCTGGCTGAGCTGGGAACGGATTGTGCGGGCCTGGGACGCGGCTCAAGGGTCGGATGAGGCGATCAAGGCGTTTCGCAACACGATCCTTGGCGAAACGTGGGTCGAAACTGGCGAAGCGCCGGACTGGCAGCGTTTGGCGGACCAGCGCGAGACTTTGGAAGGAAGCATTGTTCCAGAGCGGGGCTTGTTCCTGACTGCCGGGGCGGACGTCCAAAAGGATCGGATCGAGGTCGATGTCTGGGCATGGGGCCGCGGGCTCGAAAGCTGGCTCGTCGATCACATTGTTATCGAAGGTGGGCCCAGCGACACTGCATGCTGGCAGCAGTTGACCAATTTGCTCGGCCAGACATGGGAGCATGCCTCCGGTAATCCGATGACCTTGGCCCGCCTCGCCATCGACACCGGCTACGAGACCAGCGCGGTATATGCTTGGTCGCGACAAGTCGGCTTCGCGCAGGTGGCCCCGGTCAAAGGCGTCGAAGGCTTCAATCGCGCGAGCCCGGTCACCGGCCCGACGTATGTGGACGCGACCGTCGCGGGCAAACGGCTACGGCGCGGAGCGCGGCTCTGGACCGTCGCCACCTCTACCTTCAAGACTGAAACCTATCGCTATTTGCGGCAGGACCGACCGACTAGGGAGGACATCGAGGCTGGGCATCCTTGCCCGCCTGGAACCATCCATCTACCAAAATGGGTGGACGGCGAGTGGTTGAAGCAATTCACCGCCGAACAACTTATCACGGTGCGTACCAAACGCGGCTTTGCTCGGCTTGAATGGCAGAAGCTGCGCGAACGCAATGAAGCTTTGGATTGTCGCGTCTATGCCCGTGCAGCCGCTTGGATATTGGGGGCTGACCGTTGGTCTGATGCGCGGTGGGCCGATCTGGAAGCACAGGTCGGAATCACAGCAGAGGATATGGCTGAGGACGGGGCGGGAAGCACCATGTCCTCTTCTCGTCGTGCAGGACAACAGCGGCGCACTGTACGGTCCAGTTACATGAGGTAAGCGATGCCGACAATCACAGAACTGCGCGCGCGCCGCGAGGCGCTCACGGCACAGCGATCCTCCGGCGTCGCTCGGGTCAGCTATGACGGCAAGACGGTGGACTATCGTAGCGTCGCCGAAATCGACCGGGCCATTGAAACGCTGGACCGTGAGATCGCTGCGGCTGAAGGACGGCGGATCGTGCGGCAGGTCTGCGTGACAACGGCCAAGGGGCTCTAACAAAAATGGGAATGTTCGACCTGTTCCGCCGCCGGGCCACCGGCGGTCCTGACGCTATGCGCGCCCGTCTAGAGGGAGCGATGGCCAAGCGCCGCCTGCGCGGTTGGAACCCGCCGCTCGAGAACATAAACGCGCTGGTTGCTTCTGGTGGCCCAAAGCTCCTGGCGCGCTCGCGGGAACTGGTCGTCACCAACGGCTACGCGGCGAACGCCTGTGAGGCCTTTGCCGCGAACCTCGTCGGCGATGGCATCAAGCCGTCGTCGCTCATCGCTGACGCGGCGCTGCGCGACCAGGTTCAGAAGCTCTGGCTCGCCTGGACGGATGAGGCGGATGCCGATGGGCTGACCGATTTCTACGGCTTGCAGGCCATGGTCGCTCGCGAGATGTTTGTCGCGGGCGAGTGTTTCGTGCGGATGAGGCCACGGCGGGCGGAGGATGGATTGCTGGTGCCGCTGCAGTTGCAGCTTCTGCAGTCGGAGATGCTGCCTTTCGAGAAGATCGAGACGGATCCGAACGGCAATCGCATCCGCTGCGGGATCGAATTCGACCTGATTGGGCGGCGGGTGGCCTATCACTTTCGCCGCCGCCATCCGGGCGACAGCACCGATCAGCGGGTGGCAGTGCCCGAAACGGTACGCGTGCCGGCCGACGAGGTGCTGCACATCTACCGCCCCATTGATGCGGGCCAGATCCGGGGCCTGCCACATATCGCCCCGGCCATGGTGCGCCTCTTTTTGCTGGACCAATATGATGACGCCGAGCTTGACCGCAAAAAGACGGCTGCAATGTTCGCGGGATTCATCACCAAGACCGCGCCTGAAGATCCGATGATGGGCGAAGGCGAAGCCGATCTTGATGGCGCCGCACTCGCCAGCCTTGAGCCTGGCACGATGCAGGTTCTGCTGCCGGGTGAGGATGTGAAGTTCTCGAGCCCGGCTGATGTTGGCGGCGGGTATGAGGCATTCCAGTACCGCACGTTGCTCGCGGTCTCGGCCTCGCTGGGGCTGCCCTATCACCTTGTCACCGGCGATGTCCGGCAGGCGAACTACTCAAGCCTTCGGGCCGAACTGGTCGAGTTCCGGCGGCGCATCGGTCAGTTGCAGCACGGAGTCATTGCCCATCAGCTTTGTCGCCCAATCTGGCGGCGTTGGCTGGAAACAGCCGTGCTCTCGGGCGCGTTGGAGGCAGATCCGGTTATTGCGTGGCCTGTGCAATGGATCCCGCCGCGTTGGGACTGGGTCGATCCGCTCAAAGATATTCAGGCGCAGGTGCTGGCGATGGACGCAGGCCTCACGTCACGCCGTAAGGTTGTCGAGGCGACGGGCTACGACATTGAAGAGGTCGATTGGGAAAATGCGTCGGACGCGAAACGCGCAGCAGACTTGGGCCTGACCTACCGCTCTGGCCCCGGTGAGACGCAGGGGGCACGAGCGACGCCGATGCGACAGCCCGACTCCAACGACGATACTGAGGCCGGCAATGGCGACGGTCCGAAAGGGACCGGTCGCAACAATCCACAGGAGTGATCTGATGAAAAGCTGGTACGAAATCCGCGCCCGGGGCACCGGGGCGGAAGTGCTGATCTATGACGAAATCGGCGCCTATGGCGTCACTGCAAAGGGTTTTTTGGCTGAACTCGGCGCGCTGCCCGACGGGGTTCCGATCGATTTGCGGCTCAATAGCCCGGGTGGGTCGGTCTTTGACGCCGTGGCCATCTTCAACGCCCTGCAGCGGCATGAGAGTGAGATCACTGTCTGGATCGACGGCATCGCGGCCTCTGCTGCGAGCTACATTGCCATGGCGGGCGACGAGATCGTCATGCCGGAAAACGCCTTCCTGATGATCCATGATCCATCCGGGCTAGTGATGGGCACGGCCGAAGACATGCGGTCCACAGCTAAAGCGCTCGATAAGGTCAAAGGCAGCTTGATCCAAGGCTATGCCGCGAAATCAAGCAAAACCGATGATGATATTGCCGCCCTGATGGCAGCGGAGACTTGGCTTGATGCTAAGGATGCGCTGGACTTTGGGTTCATCGACCGCATTGCCGAGCCTGTGAAAATCGCCGCCTCCTTCGATGTGGCGCGGTTCCGCAATGCTCCGCCTGAGTTGGCCGAAGCGGCGCGTGAAGGCGATGACCATTCCAACGGCGACGCCGACGATGGTGATCTTGGCCATGTCAAGCCCCTGACGGGTGAAGCTACGTCAATTGCTGTCACCCTTTCTGACGCGGATGGGGCGGGTTTGGGTGTTTCCGACGAGAACACCCGCCCATCCAGCCCGTCTGAGAGCAGTGTTGCGGTCGCCAACACTGCGCAGGATGCCGGTGCCATCCGTGCCGAGGCCATTGCCCATGCGCGGGCGGTAATCGATCTCTGCCGCCTTGCGGGCCAGCCACAGATGGCGGGACGCTTCCTTGAAGAGGATGCCAGCCTCGATGATGTCCGGAGCCGTCTTCTTGCCGCCAAGGCGGAGAACACCCCTGATATCACCGCCGCCCATGCCCAGCCTGGGCGCGCGGCTACCATAAATCCCTGGGGCGATGTGATCGCCCGTACTTTCAAGACGAAAGGATAAGCGTCCATGACCACGCTCACTGAAGGCAAACACGCGGGCGGCTTCCTCGTCTGGGAAGTCCTGCGCGATTACACCCGAGAAACCGTGACCATCTCCTCCGGAGCCGGAAAGCTCGCGCCCGGCACCGTGCTTGGGAAGATTACAACGGGCGGCAAATACACCGGGTTCACACCGACTGCGACGAACGGCAGTCAAAACGCCGCTGGCATTCTATGGGCCGGGGGTGACGCGAGTGACGCCGATGCCCCGAGCGTCGCGCTCCTGCGCGGCCCTGCCATCGTCAACCGCCACGAGCTCGTCTGGCCCGAGGGCGCGACCGAGGCCCAGATCACCGCGGCCACTAATGCGCTTGCTTCGCTCGGCATCATTCTGCGCTGAGCCTCTGAAATAAGGACCCCCACACATGGCAACCATGGACATCTTTGAAGGCGACGCCTTCAGCATTATCGAGCTCACCCGTGCACTTGAAAACATTCCCTTCAAACCGGCGATCCTCTCAGGCTCCGACCTCTTTGGCTCGCGCGGGGTGCGCCAGCGCACCGTGATGATCGAAAGCCGCGATGGTACGCTGTCGCTGATCCCGTTCTCGGAACGTGGTTCGGCCTATGAGCAACAAGTGCCAGAGCGCCGCGATATGCGCGCCTTCGTCTGCCGCCAGTTCAAAAAGCAGGATGTGCTTTGGGCCTCCGAGATCCAGGGCATCCGTGACTTCGGCTCTGATACTGCCACCCAACAGGTGCAAACTGAGGTCGCTCGCAAAATGGCGCGACTGCGCAACGACGCCGAGGCGACCTTCGAGTTCCACCTTTTCAACGGCATTCAGGGCCTGGTTAAGGACCCAAAGGATGGGGCCACGGTCATCAATTACTACACAGAGTTCGGCATCACGCCGGCGGCCGAGGTCGATTTTGATCTCGACAATGCAACCCCTGCCTCGGGGGCGCTACGCAAACGCTGCCAAGCGATGATCGAAAGCGTTGAGGACAGCCTTGGCGGGCTGGCCGCCGGTCAGGTGCAGCTCCGCGCTGAATGCGGCTCGGCCTTCTTCGCCGATCTCGTGGCGCACAAGGAGGTGCGCGAGACCTATCTGAATACCGCCGCGGCGGCAGATCTGCGCGGCCGCGTGGGCGAAGAGGTCAGCTTTGGCGGCATCACCTTCCGTCGCTATCGGGGCGGGCTTGGCTTCGGGGTGCCGACTGACAAGGCGTATTTCTATCCCGAAGGCGTCGAGGGGCTCTTCGAGATCTACTACGCCCCGGCCGACACGTTCGAGACGGTAAATACTCTGGGTCTGCCGCTCTATGCCCGCATGATCCCCGATCGCGATCGCGATGAATGGGTGCGTCTCGAAATCGAAAGCAACCCGCTGCCGATCTGCACCCGGCCGCAAGTCCTGCGCTCGGCCAAGCGCACCTGATGAGCGCCTTCGCTGATGCGCTCGGGGTGCTGTTCCTTGATGCCAACCTCTCGGTTGATATCTGGCATCGGGACAGCGAGGGGCAGTTCACCCGAGCGCGCGGTATTCTGCGCCGTCCTGACGAGATCACTGAGTTCGGGGCTGCGCGGCTCATATCTGACACCACCCGGATCGATGTTCGGGTGGCGGATATTCCGGAACCACGCCCGCAAGAGCAGATCCTGATCAGCGAGGAAACTTTCCTGATCCAGGGTGAGCCGCGGCGGGATCGTGAGCGGCTCATTTGGACGATTGAACTGACCCCCGCATGAAGCTTGGCCTCGACATCACACCCCGCCTCGTCGCCGTGATGGCGGCCGAGATTGAAGCCGGCGAAAAGGCTGTGACAACGGCTATGCAAGAAGCTGGCACGGACCTGAAAACCGCATGGCGCGAGCAGATCACGCAAGCAGGCCTTGGTCGGCGATTGTCGAATTCGATCCGAAGCCAGACCTATCCGAAAACCGGCGAAAGCTTGAAAGCAGCTGCGCTGGTCTGGTCGAAGGCGCCCCAGATCATCGGGGCGCATGAGACCGGGCCGTTGATCCGCTCGAAGGACGGTTTCTGGCTGGCAATCCCTACGCCTGCTGCAGGTCGTGGCCTGCGCGGTGGTAGGATCACCCCCGGCGAATGGGAGCGGCGGCGCGGGCTTCGGCTGCGGTTTGTCTATCGGCGGCGCGGGCCAAGCCTGCTGGTGGCTGATGGTCGGTTGAACAATCGTGGATTAGGCGTGGCATCTCGGTCCAAAACCGGTCGCGGACGCAGCACCGTGCCGATCTTTCTGCTGGTCCCACAAGTGAAGCTTGCGAAACGGCTCAATCTGGCGCGCGACGCTGACCGCGCGCTGGCGGCAGTTCCGGGGCTGATCGTGGCGAATTGGCTAGAGGCAAAACTATGAGTGCGCGCGAAACCATCCTGACCGCACTGCACACTCGTTTTTCCATGCTGCCTACTGGTGCACTGCGCGGGGATGTCCTGCCCGAGCGCGTCCCGGCTCAGGGTCTATTAATCCTGCGTGACGGTGAGCCGGGGGAACCGGACGTCACGCTGTCGCCGCTGCGCTATCACTATCAGCACCGCGCCGAGATAGAGGTGGTCGTGCAAGGTACGAACGACCGTGACGCTACCTTCGACACACTGTGCGTCAGCATCGGCGCGATGATCACCGCCAATCGAACATTGGACGGCCTTTGCGACTGGGTGGAGGCGGAAGCACCGCAGCCGATCGATCTGCCTGTTGAAGGTGCGGCAAGCCTGAAAGCAGCTGTGATCCCAGTAATCCTTTCCTATTCCACGGCTGACCCGCTCAGCTGACCCCGCTAATCTGAGGAGAGACAAAATGGCACGAGCCCAAGGGGCGCGGGCGCAGATGGCGATAGCGTTCGAGACCACATATGGCACGCCGCCTGCGAGCGGCTTCAGCAAAATGCCCTTCGCCAGCACGTCCCTGGGGGCGGAGCAACCGCTGCAGACCTCAGAACTCTTGGGGTATGGCCGCGATCCGCAGGCGCCGATCAAGGATGCCGTGACAGCGGACGGGGATGTGGTGATCCCGATTGATGCCGAGGCCTTTGGCTTCTGGTTGAAGGCGGCATTTGGAGCGCCTACGACGACTGGAACTGACGCACCCTACACCCACGAGTTCCGCTCTGGAAACTGGGCGCTGCCGTCGTTCTCGGTCGAGACGGCCATGCCTGAGGTGCCCCGCTTTGCGATGTATTCCGGCTGCATGGTCGACAGCCTCAACTGGCAAATGGCGCGATCAGGCTTGCTGACGGCCACGGCCAGCATTGTGGCCCAGAGCGAGGAGATCGCCACGGCCAGTGCGGCAGGGACACCGGCTAACATCGTCCTGAAACGCTTTGGGCATTTCAACGGGTCGATTACACGGAACGGGGCGAATATTGGCAATGTCGTCTCCGCTGACCTGACCTATGCCAACAATCTCGACCGCATTGAGACGATCCGCGCAGATGGCAAGATTGATGGCGCGGATCCCTCGATCGCAGCGCTCACGGGCAATGTCGTTGTGCGTTTCGCCGACCAGACACTGGTGCAGCAGGCGATCAATGGCGAGGCTTGCGAGCTTGCGTTTTCTTATACGCTGCCCACTGGCGAGAACCTGATCGTCACGGCGCACGCCGTCTATCTCCCACGCCCC